TTGAAGCTGTAAAAGGTAGAAGAGATCCAAAATATTGGGATCCTCGTTGCAGGAGATATATGGAAAAACAAAGAGCAAATAAAAAAGATGAAAAAAAAGCTGAAAAAGGTTAATATATACTTAAATCTTTTATAAATTGTTATGGCTGCTGTTAAAGGTGACGTAGGTCAAGTCAAATTTGATGACGGTGGTAGTTCTCCCGCTGCTGTCGCTGGTACTAGATCATGGTCTATGTCTATTACAAAAGACACTATAGAAACAACTGTTCAAGGTGAGACTTTTAAAAAATTTATTGGTGGCCTTATTGAAGGTGAAGGAACTGCTGAATTAGTTTATGACAATGCTGCTTCTGGCGAGACCGCTACATTTATGGATGGCATTTTAACCACTGGCGACCCTGCAACAGCTTCTTTTGAACTTTACCCAGATAATGACAGTGGTGCAACTGCAAAAAAAATAAGCTTTGTTGGCCTAATAACTAGCTTTGAACAATCTTCATCTCAAGGAGATATAAACACAATTAACATTACCTTTAAACCATCTGGACAAATTACATCAGCAATTTAATTTATGGCAACTGAAAGAACAGCAGACATTTTACTTGGAGCATTTAAAGATGAAATGGTCACAAGGAGAAAATTTGAAGTTAAAGATTCTAAAGGGGAAGTCAAATTAACTTTATATTTTAAGCCCATAACAAGATATGCAAGGGTAAGAGCGCAACAACTAGCTGGATCAGATGATGCTTTAGTTATATCAACACAATTACTTTGTCAGATGGCAGAAAAAGAAGATGGAACTCCAGCTTTTGATATGTCAGATGCACCAATATTACAAAGATCTTTACCAGAAAAAGTATTAAATGATTTAGAACTTTTCTTGAACGATATAAAGCTTGATATTGATACAGCAAAAAAAGAATAAAAGGGGATAACTGGTTAAGATTTGAGTTTTTCCTTGCAACAGAACTAGGTAAGACAGTACAAGAACTCAGAATAAATTTAACTGAGGTCGAACTTATGTATTGGGCTGCTTACTACGAAATAAAATATGACGAAGAAAAAAAAGCATTACAACGACAAAAACACAATTCAAGGTAAAATAAAGTAAAGGTTTTTTTCATTTGTGGCAGAAGCAGTCGTTAGATTAAGAGTTGATGCTAGCGGAGCGACAAGGGCTTTAAATGGCGTACAAGCTCAAACAAATAAATTACAAAAGTCTTTTGGTGGATTAAGAACTGCTATTGGTGGAATAGGTTTAACAGTAGTAGCTAGACAAGCTATTAAAGCGTCTGCAAATTTTGAAAAATTAAATGTCAGGCTAGGTCTTTTAACAAAAGCCAATGGCACTTTTGCTAAATCACAGCAAATTGCTGCGGATGCACAAAAAGCATTTGGATTAAGTGCAACAGAAGCTTTAGAAGGTATAACTGATATAACAGCAAGATTAGCCCCTTTAGGTGTTGGAGTCGAAGATATAAAAAGTACATTTTTTGGATTTAATACAGCAGCTAAATTAGCTGGCGCATCAGCAATAGAGTCTTCAAACGCATTTAGACAGTTAGCACAGGCTTTAGGTTCTGGAAGACTTGCTGGTGATGAATTTAGAAGTATATCTGAACAAATTCCAACCTTGCTTGCACCTATAGCTGATGAATTAAATGTGCCAATAGGTAAATTAAAAGAACTAGCAGCAGAAGGTAAATTAACAAGTGATGTAGTTTTAAGAGCATTAAGGAAGATCGAGACAGATGGCGGTGCTTCTTTGAAAGCTTTAATTGAAAATGACCCTACACAAGTTTTTAAAGATTTTACAAATGCTACAGAAGATCTATCAATAGCTTTTGGCAGTGAATTAAGGCCAGCCGTAGAAGGAGTGACTAAAATACTTACCGAATTAATTAATTCGATAACAAAATTTGTAGAATCAGATATTGGTAAAGCTTCTATAGTTATTGCTGCTATTGCTGCTAGTGTTAAACTTTTAGGCATAGCAACCACAGCAGCAGTTGTAGCATTATCTAGTCTTGTTACAAATTTAATAAGTACAAGTATAAATTCTGCAATTGCGGCAACAGGTTTTAAAGGTCTTGGAGCAGCTGCTTTAGTATCAGCTGGTGGCATAACTAAAGCAACAATAGCTTTACAAGCTTTTAAAATAGCATTAGCAAAAACAGGTATTGGTCTTGCTGTTATAGGTGTTGGAGCCTTAGCAACCGCATTTATAAAAGCAAGAAGAGAAGCAAAAGAGTTAAGTAATGCAATCAAAGAAGGATCTAGTGAAGAGGTAAACAAAGAAATGGAAAAACAACAAAAAATATTAGATAAAATTAATAAACAACTTGAAAAAGGTAGAGTTATAAACAGAAAAGAATTAGAATTTAAAAAGCAGTTGATAGAAAAAAATATTGCAGAACTAGAAAGTAGAAATAAAGTTCTTGAAAAAGAAACAGAAATAACTGAAGAAAAGAAAAAACAAAATGAAGCACAGAAAAAAGCAGAAGAATCTTTAAAAAAACAACAGGAGGAAACAGATAAACTTAAAGAAAAAATAACTGCTGTAGGTGAAGAGATTGAAAATAATATAAAAAATAATCTTAGAGATGCTATTACTGGCGCAAAATCATTTGGTGAAGCAATGGCAGGGGTTCTTAATAAAATAAGAGATAAATTATTAGATTTAGCTATTGATCAAGCGATAGGTGGTATTGGAGGTTTCTTTAGCAAAGCAATAGGTGGTTTATTTCGAGTGGGAGGAGGAAAAGGAGGCGGATCTAGTTTCTTATCAGGATTAGGCGGTAAAATATCAGCACCAATGTTAGCTCCAGTAAGCGGTCTTACGTTTGCTGATGGTGGAAGACCACCTGTAGGAAGAGCTTCACTTGTAGGAGAGCGTGGGCCAGAGTTATTTGTACCTGACAGAGCAGGAACTATTATTCCTAACAATGCAATGGGTTCTACAAATATAGTCGTAAATGTAGATGCTTCTGGTACTGCTGTTCAAGGTAATGATGCAGAAGCTAGCCAGTTTGGAGAACAACTTGCAGCTGCTATACAAGCTGAACTTGTTAATCAGCAACGCACAGGAGGATTACTCGCATAATGTCTAATACGTTTCCAATTACAAATCCTGTTTATAATACTAGAATCACACCAAATCCTAAAGTAAATGTAGTCAGTTTTGGTGATGGTTACGAACAAAGATTAACAGAGGGACTAAACCAAAATCCACTTACAGTTAATTTAGTTTTTGAAGTTTCTCAGTCTGTTGCTAATACAGCTATTCTTTTTTTAAATGCAAGAATAGAAAGTGGAGCATCATTTGATTACCAATTACCAAATGAAGCTAGTGCAAGAAAATTTGTTTGCACTAATTTTCCTAGAACTATACCTTATCTAAACAGAGTTAGGTTAACTTGTGTTTTTAGAGAAGTTTTTGAACCCTAATGGCAATTCCTTTTGCAGAACTAAATAAAATTAACCCAAGTTCTATAATCGAACTTTTTGAATTAGAACTGGTTGTTGGTAAACATATTGCTACAGGCAATCCAAACAATTTACCGACTACTTACAGATTTCATGCTGGTGCTAATATAAAAAATTTTGGTGAAATTGAATATCAAAACGCTTTATATCAAAGGCTTGCTTTAGAGGCAACAGGATTTGAAAAAAAAAGTTCTGGAGTTGTTAATAGACCTACAATAGCCTTTTCTAATTTAGGCGGGATTCTTTATAATCCTACAACCGGTACATTAATTACTATGAGTACTTTTCTAAGCTTAGTAAATGATGTCACACCACATAATGATTTGATTGATGCAAAAATTACAAGAAAATTACCGTTAGCTTCTGCATTAGATGATGCAAACTTTACCTCTGGTTCAAACCCATTTAACACAACAGTAGATACAAGTAATGGTACAAGCGATAGATTAAAAGATGAAATTTATGTTATAGACAGAAAAGGTATTGAAAACAGACAAATAGTGCAATTTGAATTAACAGCAGCACATGATTTAGAAAATAGATTTGTTCCCCAAAGGGTAATTACAAGAGATTTATTTCCAGCAGTAGGTAGGTTTGTTTAATGACAGAATACATTTGGTCTGAAGATGCTTTTAAACACGCACAAGAAGTATATCCAGAGGAGTGTTGCGGATTATTGTTAGATGTAGATGGCGTTGAAACATATTGGAAATGTAAAAATATATCAGGCACTTATAAAGAAAAATCTTTTGTAATCGACCCTATAGATTATGCTAATGGTGAAGATTTAGGAGAAGTTCTTGCAATAATACATAGCCATCCAAATGGTGAAATGGTATTTAGTCATGCTGATAGAATGGCTTGTAAGTATTTGGATTTACCTTTTTACCTTGTTGAACATAAATCTAAGTCTATTATTGTTGTATATCCCTCTGAAATAAATGATTAAATTAACAATTTATGGAAGATTAAGAAAATTTATAGGCCAATCTACTTTTGAAATTGCAGCTAAAAGTCCTAAAGATGCTTTTAGTTTTTTACTTAATAATTTTAAAGGTGTAAGAGAACATATTAAAGACCAAGAATATTGTGTTATGGCTGGTGATTTAAGAGTTACAGAAGAATTGCTTGATATGCATACTGAAAGTGATATAAAAATTGTACCTGTAGTTCATGGAGAGGTCTGGTGGCTAGCCGCTGGATTTTTAGGAGGAGGAGCCGCCGCTGCAGCAGCTGGTGGTATTTTTACAGCTACAATTCTTGGAACAACAATAGCAACTGCTTTAACAACTATAGGTGTTAGTTTTTTACTTTCTGGAGTTGCAGATCTTTTAACACCAAATCCTGTCAACCCAAATTTAAACAGACAAGAAGATCCAAATGACCCTAGTTTTTCTTTTACAGGTTTGTTAAATAACACTAAACAAGGAGTGCCAATAAATATAGCTTATGGCGAAATATTAGTTGGTAGTACATTAGTTAGTTCTTCAGTTGATACTTTTCAAGTAATAGCCGAGCCAGAATAATGACTTTAGAATTACCAGATAATAGAGTTATAATCAGCGACTTAACAGAGGCTGGCAAGTTAAAATCCATTGATTTTGCTACTGTAGTTGATGTTTTATCAGAAGGTGAAATAGAAGGATCTGCATCTGCAAGTAAAGCAACAACAAGAATTACAGATAAAACAAGCACTGAATATAAAAACTGTTTACTTAAAGATTTATTTTTGAACAAAACTGCTGTACTTCAAGCTGATGCTGATAATACTAACCCACTAGTATCAGAGTTCAATTACCCTTTAGATAGGATACGTTTTGAAATGCAAGATGGGACAGCCAATAATACTGTTTTGTTTGCTGCAACCTCACAAAGTTCTGAAGTTATAACAGGTGATAAAAACCAAATATGCTCTTATCCAATAGGAGGTTCACCTACACCCAGACAAGGAACAATCACTGATGTAAATATCGATACTGTTCAAATAAAAGTTAAATTTGACAATTTTTTTCAACTTAATACAGAAAATGGTAATAGAGATTCTACTAAAGTAAGAGTGCTGTGTAAGGTCAATCCTAATAACGGTTCTGCAGTAACTGTTATAAATGATTTAGTATCTGGTAAAAGTTTTAACCCATATAGCAGAGATTATGGAATAGACCTAAGAATTGTATCAGGATATAACACAAATACATCTGGTGCTAGTGGTTCTTTTTTTCCAGTAGTTGTAAGCGTTGAAAGATTTAATGACGAGGGCGATAATAATACTTTTAACACAATGCGATTAGCAGAAATAAGACAAATTATAAGAGAGCCAAACAATTATCCTCATGTAGCGTATTCGGCTTTAAGATTTAGCTCTGAATTATTCCAAAATACACCAGCTAGATATTTTCGTATTAGGGGAAAACTTGTAAAAATACCACATAATGCAGCAGTCGATTATTCTAATGGAAGACTTACTTATAGTGGTACTTTTAATGGTACTTTTAAAGCACAAAAAGCATGGTGTAGTGACCCTGCATGGATTTTGTATGATTTGTTAATTACACAAAGTGATAGAAACGCCGATCAACAATATGGTTGTGGTATTCCTGAAAGTTTATTAGACCCATATACTTTTTACGGTGTAAGTAAATATTGCAGTGCTATGGTTGATGACGGTAATAATGGTACAGAACCACGTTTTTCATTAAATGTAAATATTAATAATAGGCGTGATGCATTGTCTCTTATAAAAGATATTTGTTCAGTAATGAGAGCAATCCCATACTATGAAGAGGGTACAATAAAAATTTCTCAAGACGCACCTAAAAATCCAGATGCACCTAGTGAATTAAGTTTTGATTATGTTTTTAACAATGCAAATGTAATTGAAGGTGATTTTACTTACACTGGTACATCTTCAAAGACTAGATTCAATGTTATAAATATTTCATATTTTGATCTTGATACTCAAGAGATTGATTATGTAACAGTTAAAGATAGTGTTTCACAAACAAAATACGGAACACATACAAAAACAATTAACACTTTTGGCACAACTTCAAGAGGTCAAGCACAACGTGTTGGAAAATGGTTTTTGCAAACACAACAAAATCAAACTGAAACAGTAATTTTTGGAACTAATATTGCTGCTGGTTCTGTTTTAAGAGTAGGTCATATTGTTGGCATTGCAGATAGAGTCAAATCAGGTGTTAGAAGAGGTGGTATTGTAAAAAGTTCAACTACTTCAACAGTTACTATTGATAATGCAGCAGCTACAAATTTGCCAGCTTTAAATGATACTCCAGAAATAAGTTGTCTTTTGTCTGATAGTTCTGTAGCAACTAAAACTATAAGCTCTTACAATGGAAATATTGTAAATATTACACCAAATTTTAGTTCAAATAATTTACCAGTAAACAATAGTCCATTTATTTTAAATTCAGCCGCAAATGAAGTTCAAGCATTTAGAATTGTAAATATAAAAGAAGAAAAAAACAAAACATTCACTGTATCTGCTGTTAATTTTAATGAGGGTAAATATGCTGCTATTGAAGATGGTGAACAACTACCAACAAAAGATATAAATGTAGTTTCAGGTTTATTACCATCACCACAAATTATTGATAATCCAGATGGCACAAAAGCTATTCAAGAAATTATTGTTTTAAACAACAACAGACCAGTGCCAAAACTATTTATAGATTGGGAATCTGTTGCAGGCGCATCAGGTTATCAATTAATTTATACAAAAGATGACGAAAATCCTATAGTTATTAATACACAACAATCAGAATTTGAAGTTTTACCCTCTGAAGCTGGTAGTTATAAAATACAAATTTATACAATAAACATCAAAGGTGAACGTAGTGCTAGTCCTACTGAAACAATAGTAAATACAATAGGTCTTACATCTAGGCCAGAGAATCCACAAAATTTAGAAATAGAACCAATAAATAATGCACAGGTTAAATTAACTTGGACTAAAACTACAAGCCTTGATGTTGAATTTGGTGGAAATTGTGTTGTTAGACATACGTCACGCACTTTATCGTCAGCAACTTTTGCTGATTCTGATGACCTTAGTATAAACATAGACGGAGCTAGTAACGAAGCTATTCTTCCAGCTTTACAAGGGACTTATAGTCTTAAGTTTAAAGACTTAGGTGAAAGATTGTCAGTCACAGAGGCAAAAGTAGAATTACCATTACCTGAGATGTCTGATGAAGTATTAATATTAAGTCAAAGAGAACAGACGGGTTTTTCTGGTAATAAAACGAATTTAAGCGTAGTTTCTAATGCTTTACAACTAACAAACCCTGCAACATCACTAACTGGTTCTTATGAGTTTGCATCGGTATTTGATTTGCAAGGTGTATTTACAAACATAAGGTTAAGAAGGCACATAAAAAGTACTGGAATTTTAGTTTCTGATTTATTTGATTCTATTGCTGATCTTGATGCTAGAGAAAATTTTGATGGTCAAGGTAGTGACCGTCTGAAAACAAAACTTCAGGTACAAACGTCACAAAACGCATCAAGTTATACAGCTGCACAAAATCTAACGAATGGATCTTTTAGCGCTAGATCATTTAAATTTATAGCTAATATTATTTCTTTAGATGTTAATGAAAACCTAAAGTTTGAAGAGTTAGGTTTTGATGCTTTTTTACCTTCGAGAACTGAAAATAAATATATAAATTCACTAGGAAATACTGTATCTGTTGCTCAACAATCAGGAACTTCATCTAGTGGTAAGAATGTTAATTTTGCTAAACCTTTTTTCACAGGTACTAGTGTGACTATAGGAGGTGCTAATGCTTTTAAACCATCTATTGTCATTTCACCTGAAGATATGCCTTCAGGTGGAACTTATGTTTTGAGTGCGGTTTCTGGTACAGGCTTTACAATATTATTTAAAGATTCATCAAATAACCCTACTGATGTATTATTTACGTTTCAAGCGTTAGGATACGGTAAGGGAGCATAAATTTATGGCAAGAGTTAACTCAACTGGTAAAGAAATTGGAAGTAATTTTTCACCAGATAACGGTACTGGTTTAGCTGTAAGAACAGCAATGAAAGATATATTTGAATCTCTCAGAACTTTAAACAGTGCTGCGGGTGATCCAAGTGGCACAGCTAATCTTGCAGCATATCAATTACATATAAATACAAGTGACAACCTTTTAAAAATTAGAAATGGTGCTAATTCAGCTTTTATAACGATAGGTGATGTTACGGAAACTAATCTTGGTTTATTGCCGAGAACAGGTGGCAGTTCTGCACCTATGACAGGACAATTCTTAGCACATAATTCTGGCAGTAGTGAAGGTACACCTGACATATCATTTGCTGTTGATACAGATACAGGATTATATAGAAGTGCTGCTAATACTCTTGCTATATCGTGTGCAGGTAGTAATCAATTTAGTTTTAATACAACTGAATTTCAATCTAAGTCTGATATAACTATCGAAAAAACAGGTACAGATGCTGCTTTTCAATTGCGTACTAATTCAAATACAAATAATGCAATAGTTGACCTTTCAAGTGATAACACTACTTTAGGACTCGATTTTGGTCTTAGGTTAATAAGGTCAGGCGGAGTAGATGGTTTTTCTAAGTTACATCATAGGTCAACATCTGCTACTGCTAATAATTTATTTATTGATTCTCAAGCTAGAAACAGTGGAGGAATTGTTTTGATGACAGGAGGTGATATTACTACAACACCAGAAACAGTATCTAAATCAAGATTTGCAGTCGCTCATAATGGAACAACATTAGTAGGTGAAGCTATACGCAGCAATATAGACCCTGTATCGGCATCAGGCACTGATGGTTCAGGTGTAAAAATGTGTGGCAATGCAACTGCGAGTACTGAATATGATGGGTTTGGTATGTCAGTAAATGCAAAAACAATTGTTGGAATATTTAATAGGACAAATACAACTGGAACAATAGTTGAATTTAAATATAATGGATCAAATATAGTTGGAACTGTTTCTACTGCAAATGGTACAACATCAGAATTTAATACAGCCCCTTCTGATAGAACACTAAAAAAGAATTTTGAAAGTTGGAATGAAAATACTTTGGATTTATTTAAAAATTTAAATCCACAAAAATATAATTATATAAGTGAGGACGATACAGCAGAAAAGAGTAAAGGTTTTATAGCTCAAGAAGTCGCTGATAGTTTTCCAGATGCGTATCCTAAAAATGAAGATGACAAATATATGTTCAACCCATCTGGTATGGTTGTTTATTTAATGAAAGCAATACAGGAGGCAGTTGCTAAAATAGAAACATTAGAAGCTAAAGTAGCTGCTCTTGAGGCTAAGTAATGACAACTGTAAAAACTGGTGTTAAGAACTTTAAAATTGATCGTAGAGCAGACTTTCCTTTACGTCTAATATTTAAGGATGCTAACAATACAGCAGTCAATTTAACAGGATTCACAGTTGCAGCACAGGTTTGGAACGATGATCGCAGCACTAAGTTTGCTGACTTTTCTGTCACCTATACCGATAGAGCCAATGGAACAGTAGATTTAAAATTAAGTGATACTGACACTGCTAACTTTTCTTTAAATTTACTAAGATATGACATTTTAGTAACAGATCCTAGTGGAGATAAAATGTATTATTTAGAGGGTAGTATATTTGTAAGTCAAGGTTACACAACATGAGTTCATCAAATCCTATAACCATTGTAGAAATTGTTACTCAAGGACCACAAGGAATACAAGGACCAGCGGGAACTGGCTTTGATGTAGATTCAACTAATAAAATTGATGGATCTGTCATTTACTATGACTCTACTTCTGCTACATTTAAAGCAGATGCAACTACTACCAAACTTACACTTGTTAATGGAGGAAACTTTTAGGTTATGTCTAACACTATAAGAATTAAAAAGAGATCAGCCAGTGGATCTGCTGGTGCACCTTCTAGTTTATCTCCATCAGAATTAGCTTTTAATGAAGCCGACTTAAAATTATATTATGGTTTTGGTGATAATGGATCGACACCACCATCTGCAAGTTCAATCATTACTATTGGAGGATCAGGTGCGTTTTTCAATAAAACAGATACAAGAGCAGCTAATACAGTTTTAAGTGGTCCTACTAGTGGAAGTGATGCTGCTCCTACATTTAGATCACTCGTTGCCTCTGATATTCCCTCGATAACTGCGGATAAAGTTAGTAACCTCACTGCCACAGTTACAGCATTTAGACTAGACCAATTAGCAAGTGCAACAAATCCAGTATCAGGGGTAACTCCTACTGCTGATGCTCATTTTGCAACTAAATCCTATGTGGACAGCACTAGTGAAGGTCTTGATGTAAAACAGTCTTGTAAAGTAGCTACCACAGCAAATATAACTTTATCTGGAACACAAACTATTGATGGTGTTGCTGTCTCTGCTGATGAAAGAGTATTAGTAAAGGATCAATCCACAGCATCAGAAAATGGTATTTATCTTTGCAAAGCTAGTTCATGGGTTAGGTCAGATGATTTAGCTACTGGTGCTAATGCTGCGGGAGCTTTCACATTTGTAGAGCAAGGTTCTACAAATGCTGACATTGGATTTGTCTGTACAACTGATACTGCAACAGTTGGTACAAATAACCTAGCTTTTAGTACTTTTTCATCTAGTGGTAATGTTACTGCTGGAAATGGGCTAGATAAGGCTGGTAATGAATTAAGCCTAGATTTAAAAGCTAATGGTGGCCTTGTTATAGAGTCAACTGAATTAGCATTAGATTTAGCTGCCAGTTCTATTACAGGAACTTTACCTGTAACTAAGCTTACTAGTTTGACTGCGACAGTAACAGAGTTAAATAAACTAGATGGCTTAACTAGCACGACTACAGAGTTAAATACCTGTACTGATGGTGATACATCTGCTACCTCTACAACATTAGCAGCAGCAGATCGTATGGTGGTCAATGATAATGGAACGATGGTTCAGGTAGCATTAACAGATTTAGTCACATTTTTAGAAAACGGAAGTGTATCTGGTTTAGAAATAGATGGTGGGACTTACTAATTCATAGGAGGTAAAGCCAGTGGCTAACACTATAAGAAACAAAAGGGGTACAACAAAACCAGCAGCTTCAGATTTAGTTACAGGAGAAATCGCTGTAAAAACAGATGACGCTAAATTGTTTATAGAAAATGATTCTGGGTATGTTTTTGAAGTAGGTGAAACATTAGGTACATATAGTAGTACTACAATTACATACACAGTTACGGTTGCTTCTAAAACATCTGCACATAGATATAACGGTACTGGATCAAGTAATGGTTATAAAATTAATGGTATTTTCGCACCGTTTTTATCTTTAACGGCTGGAAATACCTATAAGTTTGACCAGTCTGATAGTTCAAACAGTGGACACCCTTTACGTTTTTATTTAGAAGCAGATAAAACTACAGCTTATACAACAAATGTTACTACAAATGGTACTGCTGGCAGTAGTGGCGCATATACACAGATAGTTATAACAGATGCAACACCTATAATTCTGCATTATCAATGTTCTGCTCATGGCTACATGGGCAATAGTGTTACTTCAAATGGTACTTCAATAAATGGCAGTAACATAACAAGCGGTACGATTCCAGATGCAAGACTTCCTGATCCATTACCAGCAATATCAGGGGCAAATTTAACAAGTTTACCTAGTTCTTTAATTATTCAAGAAGAAGGTAGTTCATTGTCAACGGCTGCTACTACTTTAAATTTTGTTGGCTCTAGTGTAACTGCTACAGGTAGTGGTGCTACAAAAACAATTACAATCTCTGGTGGTGGTGGTGGATTATCCTCTGATGCTCAAAAGAACACTGTAGCTGGAACTAATGCTGGAGATAGTTTCACTGGAACTGACGCATTAAGTAATACTCTATTCGGGTATGATGCCGGAACAGCGATGACAAGTGCTGATCTAAATGTTGGTATAGGTGTTAACGCTTTACAAGCAGCGACTAATTCCGAAGCAAATGTAGCTATTGGGTATGAAGCTGGTAAGTCAGTGACTACAGGTTTTTTCAATACACATATAGGAGCACACGCTGGTAAAACTGCAACTACTGCATATAGAAATACTTTTATTGGTTATAACTGTGGTAGAGATTCTACTGATCTTGACAATACAGCCGTGGGCTACCATGCTATGCGATATGGCGGTGGTTATAGAAATGTAGCTATTGGATATGAGTGTACTCAAGCAAGTGGTGGTGCGGGTGATGCAAATTTCAATACTTCTATTGGATATAGAGCAAACTCTATTAATGCTTACGGATCATTCCACGTTGCGGTGGGTGCATATGCACTTGAAGATGCTGGCAGTACCTATTCTCCACAATCCGATTATTGCGTAGGTGTAGGATACGAAGCAGGGAAAAATATTACTAGCGGAGATAATAATATTTGTATAGGTTATAGAAGTGGTACAACAAACAGTCCATCGGGTAATTTAACGAGTACAAGTAATATAATTTGTCTTGGCGATGATAATATAAGTCAAATTTATTGCAATGATACTACGATTTCAAACTCAGATCAAAGAGATAAGACGGATATTACCAGCTTCAACCTTGGGCTTGCATGGGTAGAGGCACTACGCCCTGTCACTTATAGATGGGATAGACGTACATGGTACGGTACAGATGAGCAACCCTACGGAACTCCAGATGGTTCTAAGAAAAGAACACAACTTCATGTTGGATTTTTAGCTCAAGAAGTATTAGAAGTTGAGAAAGCAAATGGTTATGGCACATCTAAAGACGACTCTATTACAGTTAATTTAAATGAAGATGAAATGTCTTATGGATTGAAATATGAAAGACTTGTACCAATCCTTGTAAACGCTATAAAAGAGTTATCAACTAGAGTACAAGCCCTTGAAGCAGGGTAAACTGTTAACAACAAACTAAATTATCATGGCTGAACGTACCGCAGAAGAGGTTGCACAGATCTTCACAAGTGCTGGAGATAGCGTAACTCTTATCAATGAACTTGCTGCTTTATCTTCTCTAACAGATGAGCAAAAAGATATTATCAAAAGAAACGTAGAACACTTAGAGATTATCAAAGCCTATAAAAAGGAGGATAATACTACCTCTATCTGGACAACAGAGGACTTTACTGCTCAAGATGCTGCCGTTACACTAGGTAAAACAAAATACTAATTTATGGCTCGCAAAACAACAGAAGAACTAAAACAAGAACTGGAAACTTTACAGAAAAATTATGAAGAAGCTGTGAAAGTTCAAAGAAACATACAGGATAGAGCATTAGCTATTAATGCAATTTTGGAAGATAGAGCAGAGGCAGAAAAGGAGAGTCAGTTTGAGACTTGTACACCCAAACTTGAAAAAACTTTAGAATCAACTAGCATATAACTTTAATTTTTAAAAATTATGCTAAAGAAAGTTTTAACACTATCTGCTGCGTCTGTAGCACTTAGCGTTCCAGCTTATGCAGGATTCTACCTAAACCCAGAATTTAATCAAACTAACGTAGGGTCTGAATGGGGCGGTAACACAATAGACCTTCACATCGGTTACGAAAACACTGTTGGAGAGAATGGATCGTTCTACCTACAAGGTGGCCCTAGCTTTATTAATGGTACGGGAGATTCTGACACTAAGCTTTCTGGTAAAGTTGGTGGTGGATACGATCTAAGCGATAAGTTAAATGCTTATGGTGAGTTCGCTGTTGTAACAGATGACGTTAATACATACGGAACTAAGGTTGGTCTTAAGTTTTTGTTTTAAGATTATTTAGATACTTTAATAGTTCTTGTCATCATACTTAACGTAAGATATAGAGGTGCAATAGCCATTACAGACACAAAGGTTATAATGGTAACAGGCACTAATGCCTTTAAAAATGCATCTCTAATCATGTTAAATAAAATTTCTTCTATTCTTTCCATTTTATCATTTTTAATTTCCTTAACAACTATTGGGGCTGGCTATACTGCTTACAAATGGGTAACAAGTCCAAATTTTGAAAAGATGATGATGGAAAAAGTTATGGGCAAAGTATCAGGACTTATGCCAAAAGCTTTAGATAATGCTTTACCTAGCAGTACTGGTATTTCTATACCTAAGTTTTAGTGCCTGATATAAAATTACCAAAGATTACGATACCAACTGTAGATATCCCTTCTGTACCTTATTTCACTCAAAACGTATTAACTGGAATTAAGCCAGCTTGTGATCTTATAGATAGAGATTTAGAGATAACACAAAATCCAACTATTGTATTTCATAACCGAAAGCAATATGCAACATGCCCAGAGGTTTTTGTGCAAGAAAACACAGAGACAGGAACACCAAGAAAAACAGCAACAAAACCTGTAAAAAAAAATTATCAACCTATTATTTATGATCCAGAAGATACGATTGAAGCTGAATCCAGTTCTGAATATGAAGGTAAATTAAAGCTTGGTAATTTTAATATTTCTGCAATAAATAAAAAAGAAAAATCTGAGGAAGAATTACCGCCCTGTCCAGACTTATCAAGAGTGTTGCCAGTTGGTTCATTTACTACTGACTTAAGAACAGAAAGAATAGTAAAATATGTAAGATCGGAGGAGAATAATTATGACTGCATACCCATTCTTGAAGAAGTTAGTTTTATCTCCTCAGTTCTTCCATCTGCGCCTACTGCTCTTAATATCGTTACTATTTCTCTGCTGGCTACGGCTGGCCCTGCTTTTTTACTTCCAATTATAAAATCTGCAAGTAAGACAGCTTTTAAGAAAATTTTTGCTAAATTTAATAAGAGCAAGAAGGATTAAGGGTCTGTGTTCGGCTTGCTCATAAAATATTATTAGTTAAGATAAGTTTGTTCCAAAAATAAATCAAATCAACCACCTTTTTCTGGGTTATTAGGTGGTTTTTTTATTTCATGAGTATGCGGTAATATTTGATCTGGCTTGACCGTTAGTACAATATTTTTACAAGAAACTGCATCATCACCAACAAACTTTGCGCCACTGAGCAGCATTTCTTTGCATACTCTGAGCCTATTAAGATTAACCTCTAATTTTTTAGCTTGTAAAAGAAACTGTTGATATTTTCTATAAGTTTCAGCTGCTAACAAACACTCATCATTAAAGCGTTTCCCCAATGGTATTTGTAAGTTAACAGTCATTCCATAACTGAGATTATGATTAGTCTGGTCTAATCTTGGTTGTTCTGCTACATACAATATCTTTCCAGCATTTAACAATTCACCTGTCTCACTATCTTTTGCTGTGTCATAAATATTTGTTCTAGTAATTGTGCTTTTAGGAGTATTATAAAATTCCCCCATAGTTACAAAAGGATTAAAGGAAAGAGTTGGTAGTTGACACTGTATGCCATTTGAAAATCTATGAGTAGGGAAAGATCCTGAGATACTTTGAAAGCCTTGATTTACGATAGTGCTGCTTGATTGGCTTTGCGGATTAGAGATTGTGGTATTAGCAAATACTGGATTAAAACAAAATAAAGCTAGTTGAACAATGTAACCTGTTCTGTAAATGTTTCTATTGTTTGTTGCCGATTTATTATGCTCACAGCGTCTAAGCCAGAATTTTCTACATGCTCGATTAAGCTGAAATCTGAACCTTGATCGACTATTTCCCATTTTGGTAGTGTTGTTAAATCTGGGCTTATCCATTCAAAAGTAACATTCCCATTCCCTGTATTCTGGCTAGTTGTATAAATTGCGTCTGGACTGATGTACGACCCTTCAGAAATTTTTATATTATGTCCAGAAACACTATAAATATAGCCTGTATTATAGTTCTCAGTAATTATTGTTTCATTAATGGTTGAAGTACTTCTTGACGAAGATTGCATCTGATTTGAATTATATCGAGGTGTAGTTCCATAAGCGTTAGAACTTAGCAGAGATAAAAATATAATTACAAGCCATTTCACTTTAGTCTATTCCGAGGGTTATGGTTTGTTGTACTGTAGCAGTGGACCCAGCCCCCATCGACGAGACATCTAATGTTGGGTCAGCACCAGCATCTAATGTTATTGTCACTGAACCTACATCACCACCTGACACCAAGGTATATTCTCCAAGTAAATTCAAACTGCTAACTCCATTTGTAATACTGGATGTTGTAGTAGATGTATTATCGCCTTGAATGTATGATTCTGTTAAACTAAATGGATTTGCACTATTTTGAACAGTATAGCTAGTGTCCGCACTTATAACGGGAATACCATTAGCAATACCATTACTACTTAAATTAAGCGATCCTATGCCCCCTGCTGTGCCGTCATTTGGAATAATATTTGTACCTGAGACACTTATAGAGGTTGGGATTCTATTAGCCGTTACAGAAGCCCCAACTGTTTGAACTTGAGCAGAAGTTTGAAAAGTTTGTGTTATATCGCAATATGCTGCGGGCGTAAAAGCCAACAACAATAATGGAAATAGTTTTTTCATTTTTTTTCGTTATCTAAAATTAATTTAACAGGTGTTTCAATTCTAACTAATTGTGTATTACCTAGCACT